TTCTGATGGTGAGGTGTACTATCACTTGAGCGGTTACCCTTATAACCATCTAACTGCGCTTTACGCACATTTGGTTGATAATCCTCTTTCTCATCCCAAACTACAATAGTTTTAGTAGGCTTAAACTTATTTGCATACGAGTAGATAGCATTAAGAGTAAAGTAAATATGTAATCGAGCAATTTTTTCTACATCTTCAATATCCTGACGCTTACTTTGATTTTTAGCAGTCCACCATGTTCTATGGATAAGATTATTACCGTCAATTATTAATGTTTTCATTTTTACTATATTGTGCTGCGCAAACCTCAAAGATATCTCGTGAGAGTTCCTCTACATACTCAATTATATCAGAGTTCCTTCCGAATGACCATTTATCTGTGGGTACTAAAACATTTTTCATTTCAGGCACAGAAAGGCACCCAACTCCTTTGTCTGTTATCTCGCAAACAACAAACATTTGACCTACAAAATCGCCTGTCTGTACTGCATATGTCTGTCTCTTCTTAACTGGATCCATTACCATATGTACTACCTAAACTACCCGCCATAAAAAGTCTAATTGCTAAGGTATCTAAAGCATCTAGTTGCTGATCTGATTTAGCTCCTTTAATTAGTATCGTTTTTCCATTAATATCATACCCAAATATATAAAATGAGTCTAAATATTCTGACACTATACTTTTTAATTTATCTCGTAACTCATTCTGATCCTTATATATTTTAAGTTGATCAGACTGTAAGTTTAGAGCGTCATTTAAAAGTTTCTCCAAACTCTTATCTGAATGCTCTTCACTTTCTTCACTCATGCTTTTTATATTTAGTCACAAAATCATTATCATCCACATGTAATATATTACGGTCATTTAACCGTTCAATTACTACGTCTATTGAACTAGTTTTCAAGACATAACCTCTTGCGAAAAGTTGATTACCATCTTCAAAACTAAATAAATATTCTCCTCTAAATGGCCTATCCTCAAAACATGTAATGTATATAGATGCACCACTTGGATCTACTAAGATCGTCCACTTACGTGAATCCTTGTCACTATATTTGTGAAACATCCGTAGTACAACATATCCTGCATCTTTAAGACGCTTAATAAAATACCCAGCCGTTTTAAGTTTATTCTTTTGGTTTTTTGGTATCATTGAGTAAGAGATGAAACAATATATTTAAGCTTAATATCTTCTGCAACTTGATCAAACACAACTACACCATACTCTTTATTAATACTTACAGTGAATTCACCACTAATATTATTCAGTAGTCTGACGTTATCAAAGTTAATTGGTATAGGTGCTAATTCTTGATCAACATTACCAATACACATTGTAAAGTTATCTGTGTTATGTCTTGACCTATCAGTAAGCTCAGCCATTAATCTATAACCGTCTCCTACTCGTTGATCTTCAGTATAAAAATAAACTTTATTGGTTTCTGAAGCAAATACTGAACCTTTAAAGATCTGGTTAAGAATGTTCTTATCTACCTTAAAACTTAAATCGTATTGAAAGGAGTTAATCTTCTCAATATTAAGCCCAGGCTTAGTTAAGAACCCGTCGTCAAATAGATGGTACTTAAACTTAACACCATTTCCTTTATACGCGATATTATTCGAGTTAATTATAAGATCAATCTCCTCATCACTAATAGTATCAAGTACCCGTGTTAACTTCTTAACATCAGGGATATTAAGAGTTGAATAAAAACTCGATGGTACTCTATACTCTGCACATAGTATTAGAGTATTGTCAGTAGACGCAACAAGACTCGACATCTTGTCACGATCTACCGTTACAATAGAACTCTCACTTATCTTGGATAAAGAATCCAAATAAGCGACGAAGTCAATCGGCGACTTTAGCTTTAGCTGATTTACGTTTTGGTCGGACATTACTACTCTCTAATTGTAGCTTAATACCTTTCAATAGCAAGTTAGTTTCCTTCTGTAGCTCTACTAACTTATCAATGGCTGATGGCTCACTAAAGTCAAACTCCATTGTTTCTGCGGAACGTATACCAATTGCTGGATCTGCTGGAGCAGCTGCTGGAGCAGCTACTTGCTGAAGTTCTGCCATTGCTTGCTCTGGGGTAATTGGAGCTGGTGCAACTGGTGTAGATACCACTGATTGATCAGGCACGGGTTGAGGTGCCTGTTGAGGTTGTGGCTGGTGATTAGCTGGTACTACTGGTGTGCGTACTAAATTTTCTACCATAGTTTTTATTTCAGTAGATTTTGGAGCGAGGTTTCCAGATGACCCAACAAGCATTTCATCTTGCTTTTTAACCTGCCCATAGGTTTGGCCCATCAACTGCATAACAGCAGCTTTAGCCTCTGGTGTCATTTGTTCCATAATTAAAGATCAGCAAGTAGTTCATCAATATCATCCTCAACTGAACTTTCAACAGGAGATGCTTCAACGACTGGAGCGGCGACTGGCTCTGTAGGAGCTGACCATGGCGGCGTATCTCCTGGAGTAGCAGGTGTAGCTTCCGGCTCATCTGCTTTACAATGAAAATGCTCATTAAGCATTACAGTCAGTTCATCAGTCGACTTAATCGGAAATGTCTCTTTAAGAGTATGCGTTTGACCGTATATTTCATTCTGCTGTTCTTCAGTCAAGTTTAATTTACCTGCCGAAGTAAAGCGAGATGAAACGTATGTAGGATAATCTCCTTGCTGTTCACACTTAACTTTAAAGCTAACACCCTCATCACTAAGATCGAAAATACGAGCACCAAACTCCGCTGCATCTTCTCCTTCGATAGCTTCGGTAATAATCTTGTGAATTTGTTTACCGTAACGAAGCATTTTTACTTTACCATTATTTTCTGGATTAGTTGGATCGTCAACAACATATACATTAACTAACCACTTTTCTGTACGACGAAGAGCGGATGCTTTTTCCTTTTCATCATCCGAACCAGTACGAGACAAACGGAAACGTTCCTCGTTGATAGGACAGCGTTCACCGAATGTTTGTGGGCTTAGAGCCTGAACATACTGACCGGTAGCGAATGAATTCCACCCCATATTGTAATAATGGAAAAACGTATCTACAGGAGACTTACCATCAGGTAGAAGTCTTACAGTATACGTATTACCAGGCTTGGTTTGCATAATCTCAGAGAACTTTGACTTACCTTCACTACTTGAAGCCAAAGCACCTTTGATACTTTCGAACATAGACATATTAAACGCACTCATATTTTTTTAATTTTATTTTATTACTTTTTGTTTTCAACTATTAGTTTTACTTTTTGTTTTGTTTCTCTGGCTTTTGCTTTTAATATTGCTGAGCCGTAGAATTTTGTTCGCGTACTTGCGAAAATTGTTTGGAAATCTTTAACGATAAAGTCGAGCACATCTTTTTCAATGGCTTTAATTGTAGATTCGACTTTAAGGGCATGTAATGTATAGAAGTTTAACCTATGTTCTTGCAAATGCAATAGGCAAGTGGGCATATTGTTGGTATAATGTTCTGTATACTCTTCTATTGTAAGAGAGTTCCTTATGCAGTATTTAGCAATAAACCTAAATCCTTCTTTTACCGTTTCAATTGTATCTTCATTGTCTGGATTAGACATTTCCCTCTCTTTCATATAGAGAGAGTAACATTTTAATGCTTTACGGGAGTTAAAGAACTTAAGATCAAAGTATTCATCTTTTGAATATACTTCATATGGTGCGGCAAACCAATCTCTATAATTAATATGGTTATGCTTTGCTAAAAATGCAGAAAGTTTTTTTAATGCTACAAAATCTGTATCTTTTAGCTTAGAAAAATCTTTACGAAACCGGGTTGGCTTGTTTTGTGCTGAACGAGAAGCATATAAATAACTATTATATATGCTTTTTTCTCGTTCAGTTATCATTTTGAAATATTCGCTTATTTTGATTTAGATACTTTGTGATATATTTTGACTCAGCTATTTGAGGCTCAAACTCTATAAACATTGTAACCATTTCAAAGTCATTATCAACTGTTAAAAGTGTTTTAAGTAGTTTTCTAATCTTTTCTTCCTTTAGAACTAAAACAAAAATGTTTTGAAGCGATAATCTTTTACCTTTTAGTAGGCAACAGAACGTGCAAAAGCAAAGCAATAAATGCTCAAGTTCTCGCTTGGTGATATCCCCAGAGGGTGATGGTACACTTGGCTGTCTCATTGTAATGGTTGAAATGTTTTACTAAAATTCATAAATTTTTCTGTTAACTTACCGCCAGCTAATTTATGTGAACCTCCTCCGTCGCAAAAATTTACAGCTATCACAGAAAGGTCAGCTTTACATCCAGGATTTTTCCTAAATGATACTAAATGCTTGTCTAAGTTCACCATTATTGCAATATCAGCATCATACTTATTAACTAAATAATGTCCTACCTCATTAATATGTGAACTAACAAATGTTGATATAACTTTGTAACCCTTTACATTACCTACAAATTTTGGGTTATTTAATTGCTCTGCAAACTTCTTAAAAAATAATTTAATTGAATTTTTCTCATGTATATTATACTCACGCAACCCATCTTTAAAGGAGGTAATAAACTTCTCCCATTTTGGTTTATTATATGTATAATAAATAGCATTTAACCTAGCTGGTTCTAACTCATTCGGAAAGTCAAATGACCAACAATCATATTGATCGATTAAATTTATTAGTGCTTCTAATCTACTATCTAAATTAAGTTTAGACTTAAACTTATCAGCAATTAACTTGGTACATGAACTATATTCTGTTACTACTGATTTAGCCTTTGTATATTTCGATGCAAAAGGTACATGTAATTCATGGTGATCAATAACAACAACATTATCTCTATTAATTGCTTCTGCTTGTTCTTCATTTAAACAAAGATCACAAACAAATATTTTATCAAAATGATCTAATGTATTCCACCGACTTTTAAATTCGTTGAGAATGGTTGCTTCAGTTGTTTCAACAGTAATTACATCATGACCTTCATACAATCTGTTCAGTAGTAATGCGGAGCCCGCACCGTCTAGGTCTGTATCTGTGAAGATAATGATGTGCACATACTTATTTACTGCACACTTCTTGAAAGTCCAGCCAATGTATTAAGCATTGAATCGTCTTCCTCTAGATCAATATCATCCGCTTGCTCGATAGTTAATGTAGAATAATCTATACGCATAGGCTGCGTCATCCCACGTGGGCCGTAACGGTTCTTCATCATGCCAAGTCTAATAATACCCAAGTCTCTATCCTCATCGTTCTGGAAAATCGACATAATAACATCTGCAGTAGCAGCCAAGCCAATCGATTCAGAGATAGTAGCAAGATCGGGATTGTCTTGATCAAAGCCAGCTCTATTCAACTGAGTAGCGCTAATAATAGGGCAATTGAATACGTAACTAATAGCTCTTACCTGCTCAGTTACATTCTTAATACGCTCATAGGAGTTATTGCCTATAGGACTATGAATGAGATTGAGGTAGTCAATAACAATCGCGTCTAACTTAATGCCTTGATCAGTAAACTTCTTTGCAAAGGCTTTAATAGTATTAGGAGTGATAGTAGATGGTGGAAATTCCTTAATGTAGATATTACCAGGTGATTCAGTAATAGCTGCTCTTAACGACGAGCCATTAACCGCCATCTCTTTCATAGGTATCTTGGAAATATTAGTACAAATACGTCTTGC